CTCACTTTCTTGACCCATAATAGTTTGCCTTTAAGGAAAGCCTTTTGGATACCTGTGGTATCGTCAAAGACAACGGACACTTCGGACTTTATTTTAGATTTGATTCGTTGGATAAGGTCTGTGTAGATTTGTGCGGCTGAGTGCATAGCGAATATCCCTATGAGTGTATTTAGTATTGCTCCTGTGCATCAACAGTATCGTAGATCATTCTGGCGATGGTTTGTAGACGTTGATGTACTTCTGGGTGGCTTGTTACTTCATCTGGGAGTGTCTGATAGTATGAGAACATGTTGAACATGTCGTTGTGTTCTTGCTGGGTTTCTACGGTGATCGTGATCGTGTAGGGATTGAAGGCTGGTTTGTTTAGTGGATTGCTCTTGATAATCATTACATTACTCCTGTTAAGATTGAATTGGTTTCTTCATTACAGCATGGGCAGAGGAATTTACATACTGTGATTCCACGGTGGTCTGTTAAGGCACTTATGACTTTGACGTCATCGTAGTTGTACTCGTTTATACACTCGGGACATTCTAGGAAGAACGGATCATTTACTTTGTGCATAGTACTCCTTTTGTTCAAAAACAACGAAATTTGTTAGGAAATGTTTAAAAAGAACGTTTAACTTTTCACCCACAAAAAATCTCTCAAGAATTCCCCAAGATCTCGCTTGCTTCTCAGCGAAGTGTAGTCTTTTGATTACATTCTTGTGGGAATGTCTTGAGAGTACTGTCTTTAGGTACCGAATTTAGCTTTGTCTGCTAGTTCTTGCCTAGTTTCCAGCTCTTGTTCCTGTGTTCTGTACCATTTTTCCTCTTCTTTTAGGTATTCCCTGTGTTTTGTTATCTGATGGTATATACCCATCTCTGTTTTTGTCATAGAAGGTAGCTCATCCATGATGTCTACTAGTGCATTTATCTCTTCTCCTGATAAATCCAGAGAATATCTACCATAAGAATGTCTTAAGTATGCCATTTTTAGTTCCCTTCTACTACTTGATCGTAGATTGCTGTGTATTCTATGATGATGCCATTGAGTTCTACCTCATTGACCATGTTTTCCAGCACACTTTTGTTGTTTGCTGTTGCATAGATGAGTGTTTCACCTGTTGTGTCTGGAGAGAGTATAGCTTTACAGCCAAACTCGTGTAGTGACTCGATGACTTCCTCTGTTGTACAGTGAAAGTGTCTTGCCTTGAGTGGGTTTAAGAGTAAATACTTGGTTGTCATGAGGTTTCTCCTTAAGCTTCTACGATTTCATTGAACCAGTTAGCTGAAGACCAGCCAGCTGTAACACCGAACCTTACTTGTTTGCCGATTAAGCTACGAGCAATCTTATATTGCTTACGAGCATGTTCAACATCACGAGTAATAGACAGTTTACGTACGACATCATTACTATCTACTGCATAAAGGTATCTATTAGACGAATCTGTATAGATTGCCATAAGAGTAGATGCTTCCATTGTGAATGAAGCAGTTGTTGTGTCGCCTTTAGTAGCGTATCCGAATGTCAAGGTAGTCATATTATATCCTTTGGTAATGACTGTTAATGAAATCTTGGTACTTACCCCAAGTGGTCTCTCCGTAAGCCCGAGAAGAGCAGATAGTTACACGTGGATTACGTGTACAGTAACTTGTTCAGGATGAAACTTGCGTTGCAGTTCTTCTGCTGAATACAAGATATCAACAAGGTTACCTGTTTCATTGCTATATACTAAAAAGTACATATTAATCTCCTTCAACAATTTCTCTAGCCAAGTCATAGAATTGAAAACCAGCACACATACCTGAAAAGATAAGCAGCAGTACATGCAACATACCATAGTCAGCTTGGTACTGGATTTTATCAACAGCATACAGCATGCCGTTAGACCACAAAAGAATGTAAACAAGGTGGAACACTTTAGACATATTAATCTCCCTGAGTTATGTCATACAGAGCAAGATCGCTCTCCATTGGGTTATGATACCCAATAGGCAGAGATCTCAAACGTTAATTGTTGAGAGCACAGTCTGTAAGGAATTATATCTTGTTTTGCTAACACGAACATCAGCAACAAAGACATAGTCCTCATCGTACTCTTCACCAAGCTCTTTGAAGGCAAAAGCTTTGATAATGTTCCAAGCAGGAACAGCATCAGGAGTTAAAGTACCAGAGACAGTAGCAACACCAGTGTAACAACAAACACCAACATGAACACTACCAGTCACAGACAAACGAGAAAGCAAAGCCACAGCACCACCGAAGGTGTCGCAAGAGGAAGAGAAAGCAAGAGAGAAACGAACAACGGACATAACAGACTCCAAAGAGCGCAACAAAGAAAGCCGACAAGCACCGCGCCAAACACGAGCCGACCGAGAGGAAGCGGGACCACCACCGAGCAGACCAGCACCCCGAGAACAGGGGGGCAGGGAAAACCAGGAGGGGCGAACCCAAACAACACTTGATTCTTTTTAACACACACAAAGACTTCTCCCCACGACATTCTCCAAAGACATTTTCCCAAAGACCCCCTCCATAAAGGTAGGGGCTACCCAAAAACGTATACAAAAGATTACATTTCAAAAATTATACCAAATATTTTTCCAAATAAATCAATCAGTACAGGCTCGCAGAGACTGCTCGCTAGTCGGTACATAATAGAGAAAACTTTTTATTACATCTAAACATATGACCAAAACACACAGGGGCGCAGACACTGCACCTAACAATTCTGATAAGCTAGAGGCTCTGAGGGAATTAAAAAAGCGTGAGAAATTAAACGCTTATAAGAATAATTTCGAATTATTCGCCAAAGAACAAATTAAAATCTTACCCAAGGACTCCTCCAAGGGATTCCAATTTTTTGAATTCAACGAAGCTCAAAAGATTGTAAATGAAGCTCTTGAGAAACAACTCAAAGAGACGGGGAGAGTGAGAGCTATTATTCTTAAAGCTCGACAGATGGGATTAAGTACATACACAACAGGACGTGTATTCTGGAAGAGTTACTTTAATGCTTACAACAAGTCAGTAGTTATGGCTCATGATGCGGCTACTAGTGATGCATTGTTTAGTATGTCCAGAAATACAATCTACAATATGTCTGATACCTTCAGACCAGTATTGAAGAAGTCTAATGCGAAAGAGATTATGTTTGAGCATAATGATTCAGGGTATCGGTTATACACAGCTGGTGCTCCTGAGGCAGGTAGGGGAACGACTCCTACTATTGCTCATTTGTCTGAAGTTGCCTTTTGGGGGCATGATGAAAAGATTTTGGCAGGATTGTTTCAGGGAATATCCCAAGCGGAAGGTACCGAAGTAATCCTTGAGAGTACGGCTAATGGTGTGGGTAATTCATTTCACAGGTTATGGCAGGGAGCTGTAAAGGGTGAGAATGAGTATATCGCTATCTTTGTTCCATGGTACCTGATGTCAGAGTACCGTAGGAAGGCTCCTGAGGGGTTTGAGAAAACAACAGATGAAGAAGTCTTAGTAACCAGATATAACTTAGACGATGATCAGTTATACTGGAGAAGGTTAAAGATTGCTGAGGGTGGTGAGGATAAGTTCAGACAGGAATACCCTGCGACACCTGAGGAAGCATTTATTGTATCAGGCTCTAATGTATTTAACATTGAAAAGTTAAGTAAGTTAGTTCCTCAACCTATATTAGCTAAGAGAGAATTTAACTTTGAATCCTCTATGATGGAGGATTTAAGGGATGGGTCGATTGAGATATTCAAATATCCTACTTTTGAAGATGCCTTTGCTATCGGTGCTGATGTTAGTTTGGGTGTTGGGAAGGATTATTCTACAGCCGTGGTTATCAATGCCAACAGGGAAGTGTGCGCTGTTTATCGCAGTAACACGATTGATCCTAGTCAGTTTGGTGATTTATTATTTTACCTAGGAAGGTACTTTAATAATGCTTTGCTAGCAGTAGAGTCCAACAGTATGGGTATTGCCACATTAAATAGGCTTACTCAGATGGGTTATGTTAACATGTACTATCAAACTAAGATGGCGAATGTATCTAAAGAAGAAGGTACAAGGATTGGTTGGAGAACAACCTCAGCCTCTAAGCCAGCCATTATTGGTTTTCTTAAGAATGCTATTGAACAGGAAGATATTTGGATTCCATCTAGGGTTATTATCGGTGAGTTGATGAACTATGTTGCAGATGACTCAGGTAAGACAAACGCTATTGTTGGACAGAATGATGATACGGTTATTGCCCTTGCTATTGCCCTTGAAGTTATCAGGACTCATGGAGATAGGTTGACAAACACAACAGTATCTTTTAAACATAAGATAGGTAGCTATCAACCAGTAGAAACTACGTGGATTTAAGGGGAATAATATGGCAACTAAACAAGGTTTATACGACAATATCCATGCAAAACGTAAACGGATTGCTGAGGGTTCCGGAGAGAAAATGCGTAAGGTAGGTTCTAAAGGTGCTCCAACAGATAAGAGTTTTAAAGAGTCTGCTAAGACTGCTAAGAAGGGGAAATAGTATGGCTGAAAAAGATTCAAGACTAACAAGAGCTGGTGTATCAGGTTTTAATAAACCTAAGAGAACACCTAGTCACCCCACTAAGAGTCACATTGTAGTGGCTAAGAGTGGTGATACTATTAAGACCATCAGGTTTGGTGCTCAGGGTGCAGTAGGCAGTCCTGACGGTTCCAAGCGTAATGAGGCTTTCAAAGCTCGTCATGCATCCAATATTGCCAAAGGACCACTGTCTGCGGCATATTGGGCTAACAAAGTTAAATGGTGATATATGGCACAACTAAATGTACCTTTGACAGGTAAAGAAAAAGAACAATTTAAGAGCTTGCTTAAGCCCCAACAGGGCGGTCGGCTATTGAATCCACAGGAAAAAATCGGTAATAAAATCCCAAAAGATTTTAATCCTCGAAAGAGTTAGTCCTTGTGTCCTAAGAGAAGTTTACTTCTACTTTGTTGGCTACTAGCAGGGTGATTAAGAAATTAGTAGCACCATACAAGTCTTGTTGTAGACTTTGATTGAATGAATGTATGACCAAGAAAGGTTTACAATGAGTGATACCAGTAGAGATATTATCCGCTTTGTGGATAGATATAAAGATCCAGTAGGAGATAATGAACTCCTAGCTATGATCGAACAGGGTGTAATGAACTCTGTTGGTGACTTCTTGAATAGTTCCGACCTAGCTCGTGAACGACAGAAAGCCACATACGAATACGGCATGATGCCAATGTTCCACCTTGTTCCCCAAGGAGCTTCACAGATTGTCTCTTCAGACACTGTAGAAGCAATTGAAGGATACACAGCTATTCTTGCTGAACTTATGTTTAACAACAATAAGATTGCAAGGTTTATTCCCGCTGGAAGTTCTCCTAAGGCTTTCCATGAAGCTAAGGTAGCTTCTGACCTTGTTAACTATGGAATCTTTAAGCAGAATCCTGGTTGGGAAGTGTTAAATACATGGGTTAAGTCTGCATTGTTGTGGAAAAATAGTATTATTCGATGGGAATATATCGAAGACTTTGACTATAAGTTTGAAGAGTTTGACTCTATTAGCCAAGAGAATTTAGATCTTTTGTTATCAGAAGATGGCGTAGAGATCATTGGTGATTTACAATATGACCAAGAGTTAGACACCGATGAAGAAGGTAATGCTGTATACAAGATGGTATACAAGGATGTTCGCCTTAAAAAGAAAAAGAACAAGACAAGAATTTTAATTAAGAATGTACACCCAGAATGTTTCCGTATTACACGGGATGCGCACTCACTTGATGATGCGGCATTTGTGGGTATCCAGATTGACATGACTCGATCTGAAGTTAGAAAGTTTTTCCCTGACATAGCAGAGAATATCGACTGGGACGCCATTGGAGACGGTAGCTATGATTGGGCTACCAAGTACACCGAAGAGCAAGCTGCTCGTAAGCGTCTAGTTGGTGAAGAGTACTGGCTTGGGGGAAATTCAAGGGAGCTATTCCCGTCTGAAGCTAATCGACAACTCACTGTTATTGAGTGTTGGTTACGTGTAGACCGTGATGGAGACGGTATTGCAGAGCTTAAGCATTTTATTATTGCTGGTTCTACAATTCTTATGGAAGAAGATTGTGATATGATTCCATTGGCGACTCTTTGTCCCTTTGAAGTCCCGCATGAATTCTTTGGTTTGTCTGTAGCAGATATGATTCGACCCATGACACTAGCCTCAACAGCTATCATGCGTGGATTTATTGAGAATGTCT